GGTGCAAATGGTACAAGACCCTCATCCAAATTAACAATTTGGACATACTTTTTTGCAAAGTATACAGGATTCTTTTTACATTTAATAAATTCAGAAATCTGGTCAGCAGTAAATTCAACTGGGGTGTTTGCCTTTTTTAAATTAGGATTACCCAGATAGATATCATCAGATGGCATATTTAACTCCTATTGTTTCCCTGCAAACATCAATGGTTTTGTAGGATCTCTTGGTACTGGATTAAAGTATAGCACAATTCCACCAGGATATATCTTTTGGATTTCTGCTACAACTTCTGATTTAGTTGGTCTTGAAAACTTACTAAAGAACATATGAGTAGTAACAGTTCTTCCTCTCCAGTTAGAAATTATACAATAAGTCTTACCTCTTTCCTGAAGACGAAGATATGACTCATAAGTAAATGTCTTCTTCTTAATCTTAGTATCATTCTCACCAGTTCTACCTGGTTTCATTGTTCCTGCGGTAAATCTTTTAACGTTTTTACCACCACTGTCTTTGCCAAGTCCTCCTTTTCTCGTTGCACTAACAGTGCCAGTCTTCTTCGTCTGAGTAAGAACTGCATCTTGTCCATACTTTTTACCAAGTGCTTTTACTGCTTTTTTAAATTTCCTTTTACCTTTTTTACCAGATGTGACAACATGGCTACGTTCTTTAACCTTAGTTACTTTACCAGTCTTATCATCTTTCTCATCCCATCTACCTTGTACTTTAGTAGCACCAGGAAGACCCTTGCCACGAATATCTTTATCTAATTGCTTAGCTCTTGCCTTGTTCTCTTTTTTTGATTTATCGCCACGACTTCCAGAGATGATTGCCATCCCTCCTTTATCAGATTTTGATTTAATTCTACTTAAACTACTCTCATCAATCTTATATTCATCTTGTATATCATCAGGTACGAAATCTGATACTGTTGATTTGTGAACTTTTCTTTGTAGCAATCTTTTTGCCCTTGCACCAGCATCCATCGCCTTTTGAGGTTTTCTTTCTTCCTCTTTCTTCTTTATGACCTTCTTCATCGCATCCGATGCGGCCTTTTTAAATCCTGAAAAAGTCTTCATTCTGATTCTTCTTCTACAGTATTATTTAGAACACCTTTCTTTAGTAACTTAGAAAGTTCAGAAGTAGACCCAACAAACAGTGCATTATTGACAGTAGATGGACCTTTTGCCTTTTCTTCTTTATTGAGTTCCTTCATCTTAGTTTGAAGGTCAATTAACTTATCAGTCGTATCACCAACACTCTTGATTATTTGTCCAGCAACTTCATATGATCTTGCTTGTTGACCACCTTCTGCTACTTCAAGAATACCATTAAGTGCTTCTTGACCTTTTTCAATTAAAGAATATAAGTTACCTCTAGTGTACTCATAATCCTTTTGAATTTGCTCACTAACATCTGGTAGTTGGTCTTTTCTTTTGACACAACCATTCTCTGGAGTATTGGATACTTCAATATCTAAAGCATCATTTATTTCTTCATATTTGCTCATACATCAATCCCCTTAGATGGGCTATAAGTTCTACCATCATCAAATTCATAACGATACTCTGTGAATCCAAAGTCGTCACCCATTTCGATGAGTGCATCATCAGCATCATTAACTGCATTTATTGGATCGTTATTAGTATGAGAAATTGCAGAAGTTCTATCTTCACCTCTTCTCACGGTAAGTTTATTAGCATTAATCTCTTTAATATACATCATTTCGTCACCAATTGCAATATATGAATCAACTACAAGACTAGAAACATCAGTAACTAAGAACTTACGTGTACCTGCAGTAATGTCTTCTGCAAGTTTAGAAACCGCATCATCATTATAATCTTTAAGTGCTCTTGGTTCAGCAACGTATCTAAGTTGTCTGGATGCTGCTGTTCTATTTGCAGTATCAGTTGCATAATCAACTTGAACCTTCTTAATGATACCCTCTGAATGATCTGCAACAGGGCCAAAGAGATAAGTCTTAGCAGTGAAATCTAATGTGTATATGATAACTCTTTTCTCATCCATCCCACTATCATAATTATCTTGGAATGAAACATTTTCCAATACCATAGGAATATCTCTTTTCTCTCCAATTGACTTAACCAAATCCACTGTCAAATTGAATGATGGTTGGAAAAATGGAAGTATCTGCTCAATGATCTGTAGAGAATCTTCATTATATTGAGTCATTGCATATAACTTAAATCCCAAATTATATGGAACAGGCATGAATACCTTTCTAGCTTGCTTATTATCTTCAGTAGTAAATGCTTTGAAGGTTTGCATAGTTGAAACCTTTCTCTGATTATCATAAGAAATGCTATCCATCTCAAATGCTAATCTAGGTAATGTTATTGCTACTCTTTGTCTTGGATCAGGTTTCTGCTCTAATCTTGCTAAGAACTTTTCAGTAGGCCCATAAGCAATAGGAACTTTCACCGAAGAATAAGAATCTCCAGATTGAGTTTTATGTTTAATTTCAATATTGTTGAATAGAGTACCAAAGGCAATAATAGTCCTTCTAATAATCTCATGATAATAATACGTTCCTAACATATCAAGTCCTCGTTATATTTTATTTAGAAATCACCAAAGGGATTATCTTCAGTAAAGTCTAGAATTGCATCTGCTTCTGACTCTACAAGAATGTTTTCTGCATAGTTATCATACTCATCATCACCAGATTTACTGAATATCTTATATTCAGAATCTGAACCATTTTGAGTAGTTCCAATACCAACAACACTCTCTCCAATTGCAAATCCACTTCCATTGATATTGGTTACCTTAAGAACCCTTTCGTCACGATCCCAATTTGCAACCTCTGCAGTAGTTCCAGTTAACTTACCTGTTACTTGTTCCTTGAAGAGATAATCTCCAGTTGAGAGTCCAGCAAGAATAGGAGCAGCTACTGTAATTGTTGGTGCAACTGTATATCCAGTACCTGCATTTGTGAATCTAATAGAATTAAGTTCACCAAGTGTATTGACGTATGCAACAGCAAGTGCGGTTGAACCTATTCCAATACTGGTATCCAATCCAACAGGATTGATGGTAACTTTTGGATTACCAATGTAACTCTTACCTGGATCAAGTATAGTTGGGGCAGATACAGAACCTTGACTAATTATAGCAGTAGCACCAGCACCCTGACCAAATGCATTCTGACTTCTGATAGTAATTGTTGGTACTACAGTATATCCATAACCTGGATTAGTTATTTCAATTCTATCAATAGAATTCCCAACCTGACCACTACGACTTGTCATAATTGCTACAGCAGTAGCATTTGTAAACCCACTTGGTGCAGTAGCAATACCAATCAATGGTGGAACAGTATATCCAGTACCATCATTGATAAGGTCAATCTGACTAACAGAATATTTACCAGGAGTACCACTAGCATTAGATGCTAATTGTATAGTAACATTGGCAGTTGATGCACCAAGACCAACCATAGTCAATCTTTGTGTATATCCAAACTCTACTGCAGCCTCATCAACTTCAGCAATACTTGTATCAATATTTTCATCAAGAGCATAATCCATAACCTCACAACTTAAGGTATAAACATATAGATTATTCAATTGATAGAATGGTTTCTTTGCCTCAACATACTTAATCTCAAACATAGTATTGTCGAGAGGTAAGTATATTAAATCACCTTCTTCAGGTCGTGTTGTTACTTCTACATCACTTCCTAGAAATGGACTAACAAAATCCTCATATCTTTCCTTTGATATAGCAAAAGTTACAGCATCTGTTGTCTGAACTCCAAATTTAGATAGTATATCTCCTTGCCCCTCAAATCCCTCATAATTTAACAAATATGCTTCTATGCGATAAGCATCATCAAAAGTAGATGCTACCACTTCTTTTAATATGGTTTTCTTATTGACTATCTTTCTTGGGAGATATATTATATCTTGCCCATAAAACTTTAGCTGCTCATTTATGAGATCTTGTATTAATCTCTGTTCGCTTGCTGACCCTTGAAGGAAATACGGAGAAAGTGGCATAACATTATCCTATCATATCCATAGGTGGCAATTCGTACTCCGTCTTGAGTTCTTCAACGAGTGCTTCTATTTCTATTACTGCATCATCATAAAGTTGTCTTCCATTGAGTTGAACACCACCTGGCATTAAAACTCCTTGGAACTTAATAAGGTTCTGACCCCATTGTTTCTTAATTGTAGCAGTTAGATATCTCTTTAACCACCAATCATTAAAAACTGAATCAAAATTTGCAGGATTTACTGCTCTCTGACAATCAAGAACAATGTACTGATCTTCAGTGAATTCTTTCCAATCAATATCCAAATAAAGTCTGTGTTGTCTACAATTAAATCTAATCTGAGTATCTGGAGTGATAAGTCTACTTAAATCTTCTAAGTAGGTTTTTGTCATTGTATAATTCATCAAATCAAGTGCTCCATAATAATAAAGATCATTGAGAAATAATTGATACTTAAGATTGAACAATCCACTAGATATAGTGCTATTATCCATCTTAAAGACTTGATTCACACCAACAACATGATCTGGTAATTGTAGGAAATTATTATTTTCTTCCCATGCAACTGTAGTGACACCAATACCAGCTGGTTGACCAAGAGTCATTGAACTAGCAGTAGTGGTAGTTATTCCAGCACTATTAGTACCTTCTAGAATTGCTTTTTCTTCTGGTGTTATCTTATGCTTTAGAAAAACTCTTTCTATACCATTATAATGCCTTTCATTAAAATATTGAATAGCATCATCCATAAGATCTTCAATTTGATCATCATCTATATTAATTTCAAGCACAGGAAATCCAAGTCTTCGTAGACAGTATTCCTTCAGTTGAGATCTTCCTGATACAGCATGTCCTACCATAATCTTACCTCAATTTTCGTTGCTGGTTTCATCATCGTTTTCTTCTTGTAGATCTTGAACTACTTTTTGTAATTGTGCATAATCTTGGGTTAAAGATTCTAATTTAGATTCTAATAAAACATTTTGATTAATCACTTCAGAAAGTCTCCTATGATAATTTCTGACTAAGATATTCACATCAACTTCACTATTCATTTAGAAAGTTCCTCCATCTAGAGTTGTTGTCCACTTGGGTATGCCAGCTGCATTTGTTGTTAAAACAAAGTTAGAAGTACTTATACCAGCATTGGTACTTGCAGCACCAACCATTTTACCAGTAGTATCGAAATAAACGATACCATTACCTACTGCATCAAAATCACCTGACTGGAAATAGATTCCTTTGATATCTAGGAAACCTCTTGTACCAGTAACCACATTAGCAGTAATTGTAGCATCAGGAATATAAGTTAATGACCTTTGAGGTGCATTACTACTTTCTCCTGCACTATCATTGTAACCGAAGAAACCAGTTTTGTTAGCAGCAGTTCCACTAGACTCATTATAATTGAATGAAATACCACGGTCAGTATTAGTATCATATGCATGAGTAACTGTAATCTGACTTCCAGTAGCAATACCAGCTGTAGTTGTTCCAGTAAATGTAAGTACCTTTGTAGTGCTATTGTAAGCAGTAACAGTAGTTACACCAGAGTTTGGAAGACCAGTAGCAGCAATAATATCACCAGTATTGATGCCAACTGTTCTATCGACAGTCATTGTCGATACACCAGAGGCAACATTATATGTCATAACAGTCAACTCACTTGTGACATCACCAATATTCATTATTGGATCATTCAGAGTTGATGTAGTAGAATTAACAGTAGTTGTAGTACCGTCTACTTGTAAACTACCCTTAACAATAACCAAACCTTCACTACTCAATCCATCGGGATATGGGTCAATGTATAATGTATTACCACCACCAGATCTGGTAGAAATAACATTGGATGAAATACCAACATTATCAAACCATATTTTAGTATTTTTATAATTCCAAGGAACTCCTTCTACAACTACTTCATTAGTTGGTAGATCATAACGAATAGTTGCATCTTCACCAGTACCAAAACTTAACTTCTTATTATCTTCAAGATTTACAGTACCAGTACCATTTGTTCTAAGTATAAGATCAGCATCAGCTGCATTGGTTGATACTACATTATCATCAAAGGTTAGTTGATCAACACCCCAAAAATCAACTCTTGGCATGTTGGCAATATTACCTGCACCACCTGGATTACCTGCACTTTCCCTATTCATTACGGGAATGAATCCATTAGAAAGTCTAGTACTATCTGCGTTTCTACCTTCTCTTATTTCTCCTGGTTTATTATATCTTATTAAATCTGTATAATACTTACCACCAACTTCTATTGGATCGGGATTGGGTGTGTTATTGTCACCAGCAAACAATCGTCCACCAAAGGTTCCGTGTGTTGCTAAACCGACGGTGACTGCTAATTCACCATAATTGATTGTAGACGGTGCTGCGGTTCCCGTAGATCGCTTTACCCTAATAATACTTGCCATGGCTAGAAGCTACCTCCGTTGATGTTCAAATTCTGTGTATTGCCTGGTGTTAACTCTAAAGTGGCCTCCCACTTTGATGTCGAAGAATTGTAAACTAGCACCATACCATTACTTAATCCACCTGAAATGTCAATGTCACTTAATGCTCCTAAAGTTCCACCAGCACCACCAAGTGATGATACAACCTTAATTGCTTCGTTTGACCCAACTCTTACTTTAATATCTGCCATATTGTTTAACCTGTAGTAACACCAGCAGTAACAAGAGCACTCCCTTCAACAACCCTAGTTTTAAGTGAACCACTATTCAATAAAATATCATAACTATATCTACCTGGTTTTAAATCGGGTGTTATTGAAGATCCTAATGATATTTTCAATTGTCCTTGAGTCCTATTTGGGAAAGAACAAGTAAATGTGCAGGTATTTAATAACGATTGAGGGTGCTTCTTCAATACAGAAGTAGCAGTGTAACCTGTCAAATCCAAAGGAGCATTAGCACTATTCTCAAGGTTATAAGTCTGATTAAAATCAGCACCTTGGTCTATTACTATATTACTAACATATGCTGCCATTAGTATTCAGTTAGAGTCTATCTTGATGTATTTATAATTCAATTACGTACCATTGTTTTAAGAAGGGATTTTATTTCCTCCATATCACTTTTCAATGCATCCAAATCAGATTTCATAGTATCCAATTCGTTCCTTTCCATATATTTCTTCTTTGAAAGAGATATGAATTTATCAAATTCACTTTGATTTTGATTGACTATAGCATTACTATCCATGTCCCTAACTAAAGAGACATCGGACTTTACTTTTAAATATTCAGCCATTATGTAATTTCAAACGATCTTAGTGCAATTGCTCTAAAGTTCTTTAATCTTGGTGGATTTGCTTGGGTATTAGCAGTCATAACAACCTTAATCATAAATCCATTGAATTGTGGAGTATTTTCTGCTGTATACTTGTACTCACTAAATGCATTTAATGTAGTATTTGGATTTACAGTCTTATCAGATAATCCATTAGTATTGAATGGTATATAATTTTGTTGAACACCAACAGCATCATTTCTGTATAACTTATAGAATACACGGAACTCTGTCTCTGCATCTTTGTGACCATCAAACATGACCTGTATTGAGTTTGAAGGGAATTCTAAATTAATTCTCTTTGTCTCATATATGGCTGAGTTTGGATCCATTCCTGGAACTCTTGGTCTACTATCAGTAGTATAATCATTAACTTTATTGTCAATTAGGTTACTTATAAGAATGATATTTGCTGTTTCTAAATCTACAACTGGAGAAACATGCTCACTTCTAGTAGAAAGTGTCAATTCTAAACCGAATGATTTCTCATTATTAAGTATTCCATATTCATTAACTTTAGATGCCACAATTCTAGGATCATCCAAGTAATTCATTTTATTCAAAGCAACATTCTCGTATCCTTTATCGGTAAATGAAGCCTCATTTCCACTTATGCTAGTTCCAGATGTAGTCTTGATTCTAGCAGTAACATCAGTACCACTTGGAGTAATTGTATTAACTCTTGGATCAATGATCTCAAAAGGAATATTCTGAGATGCTTTTACTTGATCACCACCACCTGCTTTAGTTGTGAGGAATGGTTTTCTCTTATCTGCTAATTCAATATGGTAACTATTAAATGTCTTCTCTTTATCAGAAAGATCATGTTCTCTATTGATTTTCCTTAGAGAAACACCATCGAATTCATATTTTTCAACCACAGAACCAGATTGGTGGATGGACTTCAAACTACCATCAATTGCTCTACTTGCAGCAGTAATACTAATATCATTACTATTAATAGAAGTATAAGATAGAATTTCATTATCAATCTTAACATATCCAGTATTTGCTACTCCAATAGCACCACCTTCAAATGTTCCAAATAAAGATCCATCAGTCAAACTCATAGTTGTCGAATCATCTTCAACTTTTGCTGATAATGTTGTTGTTGGAACATCGCTCTTAAAGTCTTCGATCTTAACCTTATTCTGGCTTGAATGCATACCATGATTATGATGGTCAATTAGCAGTGTTGTACCATCTCTAACTGGATCATTATTAACATTAACACCTACACCAGGTAATACAGTATTTGCACCAGCAGTATTCGTGTAAGTTATTGCCTGACTATTAACAAACTGATCTGAAATATTGTCAACAATCAGTAAATCTGTCATAGTAACAACACCGACTACTGCTCTTATTCCACTACCAGTTGCTCCAAGTGGATTTACCATTAATAAATCACCAGGAGCATAACCTGAACCTCTACCTACAATAGTAATACCAGTAACAACACCACCTCCAACTGTAACCCTAGCCTCAGCACCTCCACCATAACCTGTAAGAGACGTAAACCCAATTCCAAGGAATGTACCATTAGTGAGTCCAATACCCGTTCCAGAGACATAATTAACAGCTGTTGCACCATGAGGACTTAGATCTCCACCATCAAGAGGTCCACCTTTTGCAAAAACTCTACCAGTATGGGTTACACCACTAACTGTTTGTCTAACCTCATTACCAAGAGTAATTGCAGTAGTTGTAGATGCAATAGAAACATTAGCTCTCTTAGAATATGCAAGTACAGGATTATCTCTTCTGATGTGTGCTGAATTCAATTCTGCATTATCTAATAATACGATAGAAGGTGTATTAGTTACAAATTTTGCTTTCTTAAGTGTAAACTTCAAGTCTTCTAATTGACTTGGAGTCCATGTTGAACTATTCTGTGATTTGAATAGTGAACCAAGATAAGGTTGAGTATTACTTATAGAATTGAGAAGTACATCCTCTTCACCCATTCTTGTGATATAAGTTAGATATTTTTCAGTCTCAGTAATCAATACGATAGCATATTCATGTCCAGTTTGTAAGTATACAGGTGTATCAAATTCAAATTCAGTTATAGCAGAAGCATCATCAGATACATTAACATTACTTGAATCTATTTCTGTTTGTCCAAATGGAAGAATGGTAGTAGTTGGAGAACCATCTCTCATTGTCCTTATCTGAACTGTTACTGGTGCTCTATTATCCTTAGTCTTGAAGTATAGATCACCACCAGTTATAAAGAGACCATCTGGATACTCATTCTGACTTACCATGAATGATTGAGCAAGAGGATCGTACCATCTAGTATGAGTACTAGTATCAGTTCTTATTACATCCTCAATAAGATTAGTTTCAATTCTAGTAACATCTTGCTGATTTCCAGTAAGTCTTCTATCAACAATAGGAGCCTTAATATTGATTGATTGCTCTTGAGTATTACTACGAGTACCAGAAGTAAAGTAAGTAGTCTCAGCTGAACTTCCACCAGCATCTAAGATATTAGCATTAACTGGACTTGTTGTAAGTCTAATTGTGCTTTCGCCAGTAGTAAACTTAGGATTACTTGCAACTTTAGGATCTGGTATATGTAAAGATATAACTATTGATCCTTTATCATCAGTCATTAGTGACAAATCACCAACTGTTGCTTCACCATTCCCAGATTTTGAAGCAAGTGGCATATCTTTTTTAACCCAACCAAGATGGTCTGGTTTTGTATGCATTGCAAGACCAGCAGTATCAATGTTCAGAATAGTACTTGAACTTGAATAAACCGTTGGAATAGATGCGTTATCATATGGACTAATAGTGTATTTTTCTCTAGGAGAATCAAATACTCCATCTTTATGATCACTTTGAGCAACTCTGAATAGAATACTTGCTACTCCAGGTACTCCAATGGTAGCATTTGCTGTCTGTACAATATCTCCTTTTTCAAATGACCCTCTAGTCATAGTTATTGGAAGAAGTTTAGGAGTACACCATTCGGTAACATTGGTGTTTTCCATAAAGACATAATACTTGGTATTTGGTTTTAACCTCTTACCTCTAATCTCAACGTTCCTCGTTCTAGTGTTATGGATAATTTCAGTACCAACAACCTTAGTTCCAAGATCAATTACTTCTTCACCAACTGCTAAGTTGAGATTTAGTTCTCTTTCAATACCACTTCTTTCAAATGTTTGAAGAACATCGTTTGAAGTTGTAGTTACTGTAGTAGTATCTTCTCTTCTTCCATGTCTATGAACTGATACGTCTCGATCAATTACCCTAGAAGCAACAGTTTCTTCACCAATTAATTCTCTACCACCCCATGTGATCTCATGACTGTTCCACATACTTGATGCCATTCCACCGTTCTCACGATCTTCTACACCCAACATCTCTGCAATTGCATTGAATGTTGAATCTATTCTGAATACATCAGGTGTTCCTAATGGAATTTCTTCAATCCAGAAATCTTGCTCTGGTTCTAGGACAAGTGATCCAGCATAGTTTGCAATATGGAAAGGATTTAAGTTTTCAGTTCTTGTTGCAAAAGGTTGACTAACAAAAGTCTCAGTCGAATAATCTATAAGTAATGCTGGGCCTTTTCTAATGATATTAGGGTCTGCAAAGTCATTTACCCATCTATAATCAGCACCAAGTGGATCTGCTTTACTACTGACAGTTTCAAATCCCAATCCTACATTTCTTTCAGTAGAACGAGGTCTACATTCACCTCTTTCTAAATCAAGGTCAAAATATGATTCACCAGTTAAATTGTGAACACCATGATCTCTAAAGTTATCTACAAAGAAACCAGACTTAAACTTATCTAATCCAGTATTTGGATCCTTAATTGATAGGTTCTTAGTATCAGTCTCAAGGAGAGAAAGTGTAGTATAGTCTTCAAGATTTCTAATTCTACTCTCAAGACTGTTGATATCCCTCATAGTATATCTCTTATGAGGAATAGTTCTTACAGTAACATCCTGTGTTGCATTATAAACATATGGTGGTAAGTTAAGAACTGCTACAGCAAATGCTTCATCATTTGGTAATGGTGTTCTTGGTGCATCTGATGGTTGTCCTTTCTTAACTTCAAACTTACCCTCTTTAGTTAAATAAAGTCTATCTACTCTACCCTGATAATACGTGTAATCAGCTACTACTGTTTTATTAGATACAACATTTTCCGAACCAGATGCATCAAATCTTCTGGAATAATAATTAAATGGAGATGCTCCAGGATTAGCAGATATAACAGGTACTCTTGGTCTTAAATCGAGTACATCAGACGCTCTTCTATCAACGATAAATGGTATCTCATTTGTGTAATTTACATCAGTATAACTGTTGATAGATTCAACAACACCACTAGTTTCTAATGTAGAATAATAATCAAATATTATTCTAAGTTTTTTAGTTGGTTCTTCAATATCTTTCTTCCTTATAATTCTTGCATAAT